GGCCATCTTTCGTAATTTGAGTATCTGTTGAAGATTTTTTCGACACTTCATGTTCTGCTTGGAATGCTAATTTTGTTCCTACATTTTTCTTCTTATCTTCCAATAAACGGAATAGTAAGATAATATCAATACCTTTTAATGCTTCTGTTGTTGCCATAAATAAATTCCTCCTAATAAATTAAAATAATTTAAAATATTGTAAATTCTAGATACATAATCGTTCGACATAAAGGTGTGTTCGTTGACCTATCCATTTGCACCATTAATGAGCTCGCTGACGGATTTAAACCGACCACATAGCCATTTACCTTATCCAGTTGAAAAGCTTCTTCAAACAAAATCTGTGCCATTTGTGTAACCTGATTACGCTTGGTCTTCAATCCATAAACAGACAGTGACACAGATACAAACCCTTTAATGTCTGTTTTGTTTGGGATATATTGACGCTGCGTAGACTCCAGATGCACAAATGGATATTTTGCATTCTCTGGTGCGATATCCATATAAGTATCATATCCCTGATCTAATGACGCTTGAAATAATGCATCATAAACGGATTGTTCGATACTTTTCTTCACTTTGTTCGTTTTTTTCTGAGTCATTTCATCAGCGCCTCCATATCTTTTTTGAATTGTACTTTTTGTATATTGTAAGCAGGACGCATGAATGGTTGCGCTCTATTAAAACGAGTACCGAATTCAACGTATGGTGCATATTCTGCATAGGCTTTAATCGTTGCAGTAACTCGCTTATTCCCAGATTCAACCGACATTGTGATAGACCGTTTTAAAAATCCAGTATCTACTGGCGCTCTTTCCTGTGCTTTTTGGGTTAACTTAGCCCCATTAGATGTAACTACTCTAGCCACATTTGCCATATTCATTGGCTTGTTTACTCTTGCCTGTAGCTTTGCTAACCCTTTAACTTTAATCGACTTCATAAGCGTCATCCTTTTCAACTTGTTTAACGATTAAAGATGGACGCTTAAGTGGACTTATTAACGTTTCTTCGACATATCTTGCGCCATCAATTTCAATCACATCAAAATCAGGAAAAGTTTGAAAAGGTAATAGCCGGATGACCTTTCTCCCCTGCCTGACCTCGCCAAATAATTTTTGAGAACGTTCTAAACCTAAATCAGTCACATTTGCCAAATACGCATTGATTTGGGGAACTTCTTCCACATACTCACCTAACACAGGATCATAGTGGCTATTTACTTTTTGAATGAATTGTACTTCTGTATCGTAAATCATAATAATAAGAATTTCCCTAAATTTTCATCTTCAATTTCTTTCTGACGGTACTTCCAATCCTTTATTAATTGTGCATACTCATCAAAATCTGAATCAGGAAAACTTAGGGATAGCCCTTCTTGAGAATAAGAAGACATCCCTTCATTTCCAATGCGATTTAGTCTTTTTAGCGTGACTTCATAAATAATACTTTCCAATTCTTTAGGCATTTCTTCAACACCTAACATGACTAGCAATCTTTGACTCGTTCTCTCTTCAATGACTGTGATTTTTTCATCCAAAGTGCCACTTAAAAGAATTTTAATATCAGATTGTACACTCATATTAATTCTCTTCTTTCTTCTTACGGCCACGTTTAGGCTTTTCCGTAGTTTCTGTATTTTCGTCAGATTTTGTACTTTCTGATTTTGTGTCCACCACAGATTCATAACTTTCCTTTAACTTCTTTTTCCAGTTAGCAATTAACATGCCCATGGTATCACTCCTAGCTAATGGTTACTTTAACAACCTTGCTTTCGTCATATAGATATGCTGCATAATGTTCATCAGCAGTAATGACCGTCGTTTTATGAATAATATCGCGGTCTGTTTCTACTTGTGCTGAACGTTTCATCACAACACGCAAAGCTTTAGGTTGGTTTGCAGTAAATTTAATTAAGACAGCTTCTGTTTCCGCTAATTTCTTAGTACGTGAAATCTGAACACCTAACACTTCGCCGTAAACGCCACTCATTAAGGCATTTGCACCAATTTCAGAACCGGCTGTCCAGTTTTTAGCAGCATCTAAACGTAATGCACCTGCTTTTTTAGGATGCATAACCAAAACATATTGTGCATCTTTATCATCAGCGAACATATCTAGCATTTGTTGCACACCTTCGACAGTTGCTGGTGCAGTTACTGTTTGGGAAGTTGTTTTTGCAGCTTCGATTAAGTCGCTATCAATTTTATTTGCTAGAGATAACCCTAATTGTTTATTACCTTCACCCACAGGATCACCATAACCAGACAATACCGCTTCGTCTGTTAACTCAATCCCTTTAGCAGCCTTTTTCACTTTAATCTTTTTCGTGCTGGTTCCCATTTTATCCAAAGGAATTGCTTCGCCTTCTGCTACATCTTTTGCATCACCAATGTAAGTGTAGGCTGGCATTGTGATTTCATCACCGGGTTGACCAACTAAAGTCGTATCTACGTCTGCTAATCCTTGGAATACTAAGTTTTCTTTTAATTCGTATGATACAATTGGTGCCATCACTTGTGGGTCAATTAATTCCGCTAATTTTGTTGTTCCATCTGCAAAAAATTGCAATTGCATTTTCATTACGTTGTTTAATTTTTTCATTCTAAATAATTCTTTGTTTTCTTTAGCTAAGTTTACTCTTTGTGCATAGGTCATTTTTGAAAATTCTTCTGCAGTGACTGTTTTTGTACCTCCGGGTGTTTTCTTAGGGGCTGTGCCACTATTTCGTTTCAACTCCCACGCTTTCTGCAATTCATTCACAAAATTAACCAATGCTTTTACATTCGCTAAAGTTTGCTCGTCTTCATCACTAACTAATGTATCTAGTAAATCTCTACCGACTGATAATCCAGCTTCTTTCAACACTTCATCAGCTTGAATACGAGACTCTGAACGTTTAATTTGTCTTTTTAAATCTGCGATTTCTTTATCGCGTTCATCCAGTAAGGTTTGTTCGTTGTTAGTTTTAGCATCCTCTTTGCCTTCTCTAACCTTCAAGCCTTTTTGTTTCTTCTCTAGCTGTTCAATTCGTTCCAAAGCATGTGCCAATTGGTCTTTTGTTTCCTTCTCTGCTTGTGTTTTTGAATTTAGTCGCTTTTGAAGTTTTTCAATGACTGAATTTAAATCTTTACCTTCTTGCTTCTGTTCTGTTGAGTCATCATGTGTTTCTCCAGATGTTGCTTCATTACTATTCGACTCAACCGAACCACCATTTTCTTCTGGTTCCGCAAAAAATTGAAGATTCATTGCAAATTTTCGTTCTAAAATTTTAACCATTACTTATTCCTCCTACTCGCATTTAACGTCTTGGGAGACACCTCGCATTTTAAGACATGGGAGTCTGACTCGCATTTAATGTCTTGGGAGACAATAAAAATAGCCCTGATCAAAATGACTAGGACTTATCTTTTACTAAATTTTTCTGTTAGAGCAAAGGTTCGCTCGTATTCGTCTTGTAGTTGTCTGCGTTCAACTAAGGTTAGATTATGCTTGGCTAGTACTTTTTCTAACACACTGCAACGACTTCTTAACGCTCGCCATATGATTTCGTTGTCGCTATACATGCAGACACCATTGTGTACATAAGTTACTCTCATCTCCGATACCTCTTGAAAAATATCTCTTTACTTATTTTGTCAAACCACGACAGAATGACTAATGCTACTCCAGCAGATATAGCCAGCATTGGAATAGCAATTAAGATAAAAAAGAAAGTCCATACAATTCCGTACATGCCACCACCTCCTGATTTTGTGTATAAAAATAGCACCTAATCATTTTGACTAGATGCTAGTTAGTTTGTTTTTTTCTTCTTTGATTGTCGTTTTAATTCCCTTTTTTTTAACCATTTCTCAAACTGTTCATTAAACTCTTTTTCTCTCTTTTTTTCTTCTTCTGTTTGTTCTCTACTATCAACAATCTTTGGAAATGTTGTATTATTCCATCTTGGATCGCTAAATTCTTTCATTCTACTTCCTCCAATACAATAATTGGCTTTCCTTCCTCAAAGTATTTATCTTTCACTATAAATCTTTGAGATGGTTTATAGAGTGTCTCCATCTCAGTAGGGTTAATGTTTCTTAAGTCTGTGCTATTTTTCGAACTAAGTATTTTTAACCGTACACTATCTTCTTCATCATAAATTTTGGTAGAAAAAGATAAAAACTGATTATACTCAACAGTTTTTCCTATTTCATGAAATGCAACAAATTTATTAATATCCGTATTTTCGTAAAAATATAATGATCTATTTATCTCTCCTGAATATTTAGGTAATTTATCCAAGGCGCCAATCAGATTATCGCGTAACTTCTGTAGATTATCTGGCAATTCGTTATCATTTCTCATCAATTCATTTAATATATACGACTCAGAACTAATATATCTTAATATAGCTGCATACTCTTCATCAGTAAGTATATCCTTATACAACTCAATTATACTTCGTCCCTTGCCAGAATTCAATTCATCCTTATCCACTTTATCTACTTTTTCATTTTTCCCATTGTTACCTGTTTTGCCTGTTTTCAACTCATCCACAGCATGCTCTATTTCAAACACCGGATACGTACTACATCTACAAAATGGATGCATGGATGGTGCATTCTTCCCTGGCATCATCTCTGACACTAAAAAAGTTTTATCTTTTAATTTAGCGCATACACTGCAAGCATTCGGTTCCGCGTTGTAACCATATTTTTCAATACCAGCATCTAGATAGCTTTGTTT